TTGTAATCCGTAAGTGTCCGAAGTACTAAGGGAAAAACTGGCAATGAAGCCCTTACGGCTAGCAATGTTCGCGATTGCCATTTGGTCCTCATTTGTGCCCATTGCGTTAGAATCAAAGGCCAGTAATCCATTCTCGTACAAAGAAAGGTTTTCATACACCTTGGGTCCATCTGCATTGGCCATTCTATGCCGTGACGTTTTTGTCATCCACATAGTATCGGTCATTACGGGTCGAGCGGAGAATCCAAAGTAACGCGCAAGACTCGCCGCGCTACCCGCAACCCATTCAGCCGGGCCCGTCATGAACTTGAGAGTTGGCACATAATCACCCAAAACACGCGCGCCATACGCCACAGTGTCAAGGACCACGGAGGGTTTTGCGATCTCTTTATTGGGGCCAGATTTACCTTGAACTTCTGTCATACCCAACGGTTCAAAATCGGTACACCAAGAAAAAAGCGTGATATCAGCTCCAGTGGGTGATCCTGTGCCTGTGGTCAACTGGGATATAACGAATATAACAACGTTATACTGGTCGTCCACATACCCATCAGCAGGCAAAGTGACTGTACTACCAGCAATCCAACGATTATAGGCCATGGGCATAACATTGGCAAATGCTGAGGACAACTCAATGGCGGTCTGGCCGGCGCCATAATTGAGAGTCCCAAACAATTTAGTGGAAGTGAGTTGTGTAAGGGTGAGAGTGGATGACTTATAAATAAGGTTTTGGGGTACCAGGGCCATGCCAAGAATGCCAGACTGAAATGGTTGCGCATTGACTACAAGCTTAACAGCGACGCCACAACGATAAGCATACACACCCTGCATTCGATTGATCTTTGACAGTCGGTTCAAGTATCCACTAGGGAGTGGAATAGTGGTGATAGTCCCAGTGGTGGCAGTCGTGACGGCACCATTATAAATTGGGTATGGTCTGGCCATATAATCACGTAAGTCATTAGCTGTCACTTGATAATTCTCAGCCTCAGTAGCCATTGATCTCTGAGCGACACGCATGACGTCACCAACATCTTCAAACTCAAGTTGTGAGGTTGGGGCTTCTTCGGTAGACATCTCCGGATGCACTTCAGGATTCGCATCACCTTGGGCTTCAACAATCACGATGGGCCTGCGTAGGTCAGATGTAAAAGACAAAACCATAGGAGCAGGCGTTGAATCCGACATCACGTACGTACCATCGGCCTGATGGATAGGCACATTATTGGTCATATTAGCCCTCCAAACAAAAGGTAGATCACAAGCTTCATCCCCACTAATGTCATAATCACTTTCGGATTCAATCCCATCATCCGAGTTCAACTCATCTTCGGATTCAATCCCATGATCCGAGTTCAACTCATCAAAATTATCATGATGGGTAAAATCCCTTGATTGAATTGTGAATCCATCGGGTAGGCGATCACCACCTACTAACCGTCTGTTCTCATCGACTTTAAAATATTTACGCCAATCAGGGCCTTGGGCGTGGATTAAAAGTGCGCAACCTGGGCAAACAATGGCAATATTCCTGGTCTCAACGTTTTTATCATCAATAATACTTTGACCACATGATTGGCTATGGATGCACTCCCCACCTAGGCGTTCACCGCACGTAATCTCGCTCGCGATTAGTTGCTCCCAATCTCGAGTCCACTTGCCATCAGAGATAGTGTATGAGAATGGCCTGTTCCCTTTCTTATACGAACCTTGATCATTTGCCCAGGCGCCTTCCACGACAAAGCCACAATCAGAGCAAGCGAGAATAGTATCATAACTATTTAACACAGGGGGCCAATCCAAATCGAATTGCTCCGTAGTACTTATATCAACATACTCATACAAATTCAAAACGAAATGCTGGCAATCAGAACCCTGAATCTCTGGTTGCATAGGCTCGGGGGTGGTTTCTTTCGGTTCCTCCACTTGTTGCTTACGGATCAGGCCAATCACATATAAACTGGAAAAGAGCACGCCACCAATTGTTGCAAAGAAACCCAAGGCAGTAGTGAGCCCTTGGATTTCAACACTGCCTTCGCTAGCGGTTTCAAAATCATCACGCTCAATATCTTCCAACTGGGGGCAATCTCTCATTTCCCAAAGTGACAACATTTCTTTACCACAATCGGCACATCTGAAATACTGGCCCCCACGTCGTGTAAATTTCTCTTGACGCACGTGGGTGCAAGCTCTCTCATGAACTGCACCTTGGGCTTGCGCCCGTTGCCGATTGTTGTGTGCATCAAGTTCAACTTTGAATCCAATTACTGCGCCAACCACGAAGGACACAGTATATAGCACCATCATACCGTACCCGATTCCCTTCGCAAAGTCATCCAACCTTTTCCCTTGGACTTCCACACCAATCGCGAATCTCGACTTTGGTTCCAAGCCGAGCGATTCCAAAACTCGGGTGCGATCCGTTTCGAAGTGCGCTCCGGAAATTTTGAGACGATCAACCTCATCGATCAGACGTGTGATGTTCTCGTTAAACACTCTTTCGGGATGCATTGCAAATTCTTTCACCACGTCATCAAGCCTAGAGCGTATGAAATCATGTGGATCATTATTACTTTTCATCCATGCGATGCCTTTCCAGATTGAATTCAAATCGAGCGCAGCGAACCAATGGTCATAATTGTGGTCATACCAAAATTTGCGCTTCAAAAATTCCATTCCTTCGGGTCCGAACGCACGCTTAGTTTTGCTAATTGGCTCCTTGTTAGCATCTGTGATAGTGAGTCCCAATTCAGCACACCCCAATTCCAAATGGCGCAACGTGAACTTCTCATTGAGCTTTTCATTGACCCCATGCATATTATCATCTCCATGGATCGCGAGAGCCATACCATTGAACTCACCTTGAGTGAAACCTGCCTTCACAAATATGTACGCGTAGCACCACATAACATATATGCTATTAAACAACATGGTAACAGGCATTCCACTAGGTAAAGAATTCACGAGTTTCAATAGCAAGTCCATAAACGCGTGCAAAGGCCCCACAGATTTGGCCAACAAATTGTGGGCTTTGGCGTATCTAGTGAGTGAAGATAACACTGCAACAACTTCCATCTGGATGGAATTCTTTTGCGACACATCAAATTTGCTGAAATCAGCATCAGAGCATAACAGTCCGACGAATATGCGAGCTACCATGTCACCGGCTGTGATCGGGTCAAAGCCAGCAGCTATTCCCGCCCTTAGAAGTTCATTCCAATACTGTTGAATTGAACCAAAAATCATTCTACACGCGATCGTGTAGTGAAGTGGCGAAGCTGCAATAAGCCGAGTGTCACCAGCCTCAACCTTTGAAAGCTTCCGCAATTCATCCTTCGGAAAGTCGGCGAAAATGATTTCTTGAGAGTCAGGGTCGTCCAAAAGCTTTTCCACAGCCTCTCGCAATTCAGGATGGATAAATCTATCATCAAAGCGGATGAGGTCTGACCTCTTTTTGAACTTCTGTGACCAAGGCAATCCAATGCCGCCATCGAAATCAATGGCGTCAACCACGCCGGGCACACCAAATACCGCTTGTTCGATAGTGAGGATAGGTAACGGTTGCATTTCGCGCCCAACACGTTCTCTCACCCACCGCGTGGCTTCCTTCGCTGCAACAGGATCAAGCACCACATCAGTGTCATTCTTCTGGTAATTTAAAATAGCTTTCGCCACTGGATCAGTCCTTGTTCCATCAGATTCAATGTGTGTGCCCAACTTAGCGGGGGCGAAGGGCAAATCATCTCTCAAGCCGGTTTTACGTAATTTGCTCTTCACGGTCCTGGGCAAATTCAATCCACTCGGCACACCCTTAAGATCTGCTATAGTGATGCCTTGTAAATCTGTAAACATCTCTTGACAAAGAGGGTATGCATATGCCATCCTGGTGTGATATTGGAACGCCGTGTGCACACCAACGATTTTCCGATGATCGTGTATGCCCTCATTTTGAACCAGTAAAGCACCACACGTGCCCTTAGTAGTGTCAGCTTGGTACATCCAGTACTCATAAAGGGTAAACCTCCAATTGTGGTCAATTCCCTCAATGGTGTATTGCACTTTATCACTCTTGGTCATCCATTGGGCCTTCATGCAGTACCTCATTTGACCAGCAACAAGTACTGCCTGGGACCCGTTGCTTAACGCGAGATCTTTATAATCTGCACGAAGTTTCATGAATTTGACTAAATTCTTTCCAGTTGGGATCCCAGGTGCAGTGAACACGAGCAGATCATCGTTGAATCGAATTTTGCGGTAGTCAATAGTGTCCTTCAAGACAGTGAAACTACCTGTAGAATTGGCCATGATCATACAACTTTGGTTCATGTCCATGGCCTGTTTCAAAGTATGAGATTGAACCAAATACCATCCGCCACCAATTCCAACGGCAAAACCATTGCCAAAATGGTAAGTTTGCTCGTCAACCAACTTAACCACATGGTCCACGGTACCACCTTGCACCATCATGCTTTCTGGTGTCGTGTGCTTAGGGGCCTGAGAACCCTTCTTTTGCTCAGGGTAACTCTGAGGTGTGAAATGGAGCGCATTCCAAAAATAAGCACCCATTGACAACACAGCCACCCCTCCAGCGAGCATCACTTTCCAGTCCTTGAGCATATCCAAATATGTCCGTACTGCTTTCTCTTCTCTGACTTCTGAAGATCTAGGGGTTGCCTTGCGCGAAACCGATTCCTCATAGGCTTTAGTAAGAATCTGTATACGCAATTGTGGCTCAACATGATCAGGGATGCGACTTTTGATTGACACGAAGTGTTCTTCATCATATGGCAAGCCTGAACTGTACAAGTGTCTAATTTCTTGTGGAACTTCAAATTGTGGCGCTTCCTGATCAACCATTTGTAGCATCTGTTCAGCTGTTAGAGCTTGTACATCGAGCATATCAATGGCCGCACGATGTTTTGCTTTCTCATGATTCCATTGTTCAACCAAGCTCTGGATCATGGCCTCCCATGTTATGGGTTCATACTCCTTCTTAGTCTTAAGGTCGTACGGTGTTATCAGGTAATTATCGCGCGTCATGCCTTTCGCATCTGGTTTGAGCGCAAACTTGACGGCCAATCTAAGGCGGCGGTGCAAGGCTTCCTGGCTATAAACAGTGTCTTTGTTCATTTCCTCACGATTCGAAGTGACAACCAATAAATGGGGATTGGCCCGCTGTTTCATTGCTTTATCAACAAGCGAGGCCATATTGACATTGTAAGGAACGACATTTGTGAACCGTATAATGATATCGGCTTCGCGCACCGCCGTTTGAGGATCATTGATCTGGCCAATGTCATCTATAGTGAATGCCATCTGCCTAGGATCAAATCCATCCCAAAATTCTTTTGTGGGATTGGGAGTGAAACAATACAAAGCATATTTCTCCTCAAATTCCTTTGCGTTACAATTGATGTCCCCTGTAGCCTTGAGGAAATCATATTGGATCATTGGGATCGCCGTACTCTTACCACAGTTCGGTGGTCCCGAAATAAAGATCGTCGCAGGAGAGGGGCGCAAACAATCACTGACTTGCACTTTCTCCGCAAGTCTCTTTAAAGCTTCGCGCACAATATGTAACCATTGATTAACGGCGGTCACCTCGCGTGGCTTGAGCCTCTTCTCTTTCTGCATGTACACCAAATCCCATTCGAGCGATTGAGCATCATTGTACTCGGTTTGTGGATCCTCCCAGCGGTCTTCACGGGAGCGTTTTTCCAGGTCGAGAACTTGGTGCAATTTCTCTCTGACGAAATTCGTGTATAGCCACGGAATGGTGTATCGCTCCTTGATCACACCATAAGAATAGGCTTGATCAACAACACTCTGAACCAATTCAAGCAAGACCATACCATAATCTTGAAATTCCTTGATTTGGCGTGCTGCGTCCTTAATACGTGGGACGAGATTAAGGAAAAAGTCCTTGGGCAACCACTCCGAATCAGGTGAACCACCCAAGACAGTCGTCAGCACATTGTACATCCCAAAGTCAGGGACATCACCTTGCACCTCAACCTTGCCGTAGCTAGAGCGCATATAGTACCAAACGAAGCTAGCAGCGACGATGACAATAGAAATCCTCAAGGTGTTGACCAAAGTGGCGAACCGTGCGGTGGCTTCAGCGATATGCGCAGCTGAATCCTTAACGCCGTCGCAAGCTTCACTGAAAGATTGCTTAAACCTCGCAACATCTATCTCGTTCAATTTCTGAGTGAGAGTGTCGGCAGCGCGAGATATGGTGTTACTATCAGGGAACACCGCAGAAAAGAAATCACCAAATCCTTGCGTTTCAACTCCCTCAATAGTGGCATAGGCCAATGTGCTGTTAAAGAAATTGCTTTCAACAGCACACCGACACACTTCGAGGCCCCCTGGTACTCCACCTTGTGGTTGGACACCTTCGATTGGACTCGGGGCGTACTTAGCCAAGAGATCTCTATAAACTTCCTGATCCTCATGACTAATCAACAAGTGCTCAAGTTTCGATTGAAGTCTTTCAGCCCAAATCTTCTCCTTAAGGTCATCATATTGAGAGACGTTTTTAATCAAATCAGACTCCCAATCTTGATTTTCAAATTGGATAATTAAAAATTTAAGTACATGCACGAAGGCTGAGAGGGCATCACTATGACCCAAATTATCGATTCTCCCTGCGTACGAAGGACAAACCTTGGTTAGGGCCAACCAAAGGTGACGCGGGTCGTTAAGATCGCCCTTCCAAAGGGTCATCCTTTCCGCCCAAGTCAAATCTTTAAGACATTGCACCAAATACATAGTGGAAATGATGTCGCTGTGAACCAGCACACATTGAAACAATAATTTCTCTACCACCTCGATCTCCAAGGCATATGGCAACTGTGGAAAGAAAAGATTGAAAGGGGCTTTGGATCCTTGAACGATAACTTTCCTTATATTCTTGAGCCTATCCATTGGAACCCCACCATCGACGACCATTCTTTCAGGGCTCGTCTGGGGGGTTGTGTCCCTCCAGGGCACAACAGGAACAAGTTTGAAGGCTGCCATGAACAACTTTTCATCAACACCTCTCCATTGCTGCCACATGCTTCGTGACCAGCCAACAGGGACCACGCCATTTTTCTTCTTCGCTAGGTATCGCATATGTGCATCTAATCCTTGCACTTCAATCACGCTCTTATTAATGTGATCAAAATAAGGACACAAAACCACCCGCCTGACACCAGTCTTATCTACAACATGTTGTTGTTGTTTAAAACCAGCAATGCACTTTTTACAGTGTCCGAAGTACATCTGAGTTCCTCCGTTGGGTGCAGGGGGAATATGACGAATTTCCCGACCAATAAACGTTCCGTCATTAAACGTTTCAGTTAGAACGAAGTAATCACGCTTGACTTTGAGGTCAAACAGTACGCTAGGTTCTTGGGACAATTGAGACAATTTGTTGGAAATAGAGTGAAAAGGTTCCATGATATAATTCATTGCCCGATTCAGTAAGCGCATTGGACAGGCTTCAAGCTCAACGCACGATTGCAGGAGAACTCCAATACACCTACGTCACACAGTAATCCACTACATTAGATGGCTTTTAAGGGCGCTGTCTAAATTCACTTCATACCTTCAAGTTTGTGACCAACTTGACCTTTATTTTCAGTGGGGTCAACCACGATAACGGCAAAGCCGCCAACGACTGCTTGATATATGGTGCATACGTCGGGACAAAAACCATGCATTGCTCCGCTAAAGTGTCGTTTCAGCAATTGTCTTCCATAACAAATTGCCTACATTCGGATCACCAAGCGCAGATGCTAATCAACAATACTTTTACAAACCGTGCAACACTCAAAGAGCAGCGACGTCCGGTGATCGTTGATCAATAAACAAACAATGAATAACTTTCTCATCAATAAATAAAAGACGATTGGGTTAAAACAAACAAACAAATAAACGTTTCCAGTCACACATTGTGACAAGGGTTACCAGGCCTTCCTCAGGGTTGGGTATTCCTATAATACATTTTTCCTCACACACAACGGTTAAAACCGAGGGTACGATAACA